AGTTAACCCGGCGGAAATAATTTATAACTATTCCCTTGGTGCAAGAAGTATCCTAACTGGTAGACCTGATGTAGAAGATGCAACAGACCCTAACGTAATATATGAACAGGTGGTACAGCAGATGTTTGGTGGTTGGCCTAGACGAATATACGATCATACTGATCTAGCTATCGCTAGAGGCCATACTCCCGGTTATAGAGCCTTGTACAAGTTTGGTTATAACCCAGATGTAAACGGTACGGAAGAAACCGTATGGGCGCAAGGTGGTAACTACCCTTGGCTTGACAGTGCAGTAACAATGTTCGTCAGTAGCTCTAGTGCAAACGATACAAATGGTGGCACAGGCGCTAACACTATCCTTATTCAGGGTCTTGATGAAGATTACAATGAGATTGAAGAGACTGTAGTTCTTAACGGTCAGACGCAAGTTGCAACTCAGCTTTATTACTTGAGGGTTTACAGGGCATTTGTTACCCTAGCTGGCTCTAGTGGTACGGCAGGTGGTACGATCTATGTTGGGTCGTCTGGAGCCACTGGTGGCGTACCTAACGGGACAATCTACGCTAACCTTGGGTTAGGCAACCAGACACAGATAGCTGCATATACAGTACCTGCTGGTTATACTCTATATTTAGATGATATTAACTTTACTGCTGGTATTAGTCAGGCTGGAAAGGTTGCAACTTGTAGCTTTGTAAGCCGTGGGGTTGGGTCTAACGTCTTTAGAACTCGCTTTATTAACGTACTTCAAAGCAACCAGTTAATTACTAAGTTTGAGTACCCCCAGCCATACACTGAAAAGACAGACTTAGAGTGTAGGGTTCGTACAGACAGCAGCAATAACGCAATCGGAGCCTCGTTCCAAGGTGTCCTTATTAAAAATGACTCGTGAGGTTAGTGAAAAATGAAAGTTGGACAAAAGGTATCTTGGAATAGCTCTGGTGGCACTGCCCGTGGAATTATCCGTCAAGTAGTCCGTGATGGCAAAGTATCAGGTATCCCAGTTAAGATCACAGGTACAAAAGAAGAACCTGCCGCTCGTATTGAGATCATTGATGACGAAGGTAAGCCCACAGGAACAATGGTAGGACACAAATTGTCAACTCTCCGTAAAGCACAATACGCTAACGACATCTTCACAACAGAAGCTGAAGCCATCTCCCGTAGCATGGACTTAGGGCTTGAGGGTGTTACTCACGTCTCCGACTACAATGGTCAAGCTGTGTACATGCCCGGAGAGAGCCATGAGGCGTACCTAGCGTACTACGAAGGGGGTGAGCCTACCGAAGAGCCTAAAGAGCCTTCAGTGGATCGCTTAGAGGCTCTCAGGACTATCGTACAAGAGATACTAAAGACTGACTTCGCCAAGGCTGAATATCAGGGTGAGAGAGTTACCCTAAATAAGCCAAGACGTATCCAAGGCGGTAACAAGAAGTTTGAGGTATTCGTTCAGGACGGGGGTAAGGTCAAGCGAGTTACTTTCGGTGATTCCAACATGGAAATCCGAAGAGATGACCCCAAAGCCCGTGCTAATTTCCGCTCCCGTCATTCGTGTGATACCAAGAAGGACAAAACAACGGCTGGTTACTGGTCATGCCGTATGTGGGAAGCTAATACATCGGTGGGTGAAATGACAAAGAATATTGAAGGTAAAATCCTAAAGACCGACGACGAACAACGTATGGTCTATGGTTGGGCATCAGTAGTAACCGAAAAGGGTGAAGCTGTAGTTGACCGCCAAGGTGATGTTATCGAAGCTGGAACACTTGTGAAAGCTGTTAATGAATTTATGGAGCATGTGCGGGTCGGCAAGGCTATGCACGTTGGGGAACAAGTTGGTGTCGTTGTACACTCGTTGCCTATTACTAAAGAAATTGGTGATGCTCTTGGTATCCAGTCTGATCGTGAAGGATGGGTTGTCGCTTACAAAGTATTCGATGATACCGTTTGGGATATGGTCAAATCTGGTGAACTCGCTGCGTTCTCTATAGGTGGACGTGCTATTAAGGAGGAAATCTAACTTGCCTAATCTCCTGAAAAACTTGCACCTTGAAGAACTTTCCCTTGTGGATCGTCCAGCCAATGCACAAGCAATGGTCTCCCTCTTCAAGCGTGACAATTCCGAAGAGGAAATTACGAAAATGAATGAAGATATGGAAGCCAAAGTAAAGGCGTACATGGATGATAAAGGCTGTGGACGTGGAGAGGCTATGAAAGCCCTCGGTTACGACATGGAAAAAGCTGATGAAGTTGTAACAGAAGAAGTTGCTGAGAAAGCTGCTCCTGAAGTTGAAGCTGTTGAGGCTCCTGAAGTTGACGTTGAGGCACTTAAGGCTGACTTTGATCGTCTTACTGCTGAGAACCAACATCTCCGCAAAGGTCTTATTGAGAACGGTTTCGTTATTCGTGCTGACTCAATCGAAAAGAAAGCGGAAGAAGAAATGATGGACATCGACGGTGAGATGGTAGCTAAAAGCGACATCCCAGCCCCAGTCCTCAAAGCACTCGAAGCTGCTGCTGTAGCCAAGCGTGAACATGAAATCGAAAAGGCTGACCTTGAATTGACAAAGAAAGCAGAAGAAGTTCTGCCACACTTTGAAGCTGGTGCAGCCAAGTCACTTCTGAAGTCATTCTCAGAAGATGAAGCAATTATGGTAATGCTCAAGGCTGCTGATGCTGCTTTTGAAGCCTCCATGCAAGAATTTGGTAAGTCCGATGTAGACGGTGAGTTCGCTACCTCTGCTGACAAACTGGATGCTCTCGTAAAGTCCTACATGGACGAAAACCAACTGAAAAAGAGTGAGTTCGCCAAGGCTTATGCTGCTGTAGCTAAGACCGATGAAGGCAAAGCACTCATCACTAAATCCTACAAAGGGGAATAACAATGGCCGTTATGCAGTCTCGTGATAACCGCACTTTTATCGCTGGGGAAGACCTTTCCGCAGCACAATTCAAATTCGTAACTCTGGAAGCTGACGGTCAAGTTGATCTGGCTGACGCTGCTGGTGAGAACGCTATGGGCGTATGTCTCGCTGGTGCTGCCGCTGGTGCTGCCGTGACCGTATGTGTCTCTGGTTCCGTCATGGTAGAGGCTGGTGGTGCTATCACTGCTGGTGATCAAATCCAAACTGGCGCAGATGGCACAGCCCTTCTCGCAGCCACAGGTGATGTTGTACTTGGTTATGCCCGTGAAGACGGTGTAGATGGTCAGATCATCGAAATCGAAATGATCCAAGGCGGCAACGTAGCAGCCTAATCTAGCATTTAAAGGAATAATCTAATGCCACTTTTGACCCCATCTCAGGTACATATTGACCAGCCGTTGTCTAACTTGACACTGGCCTATGTACAAGAACAAACTAACTTTGTCGCCGATAAAGTATTCCCAACCGTAGGTGTTGCTCGTCAGTCCGACAAGTATTACATCTATGACCGTGCGAACATGAACCGCTCTGGTGACGTAAAGAAACTTGCGCCACGCACAGAAGTTAACCGCATCGGCATGGCAGTTTCTAACGCTGCTTACTACGCTGACGTATATGGCCTCGGCATGGACTTCGATGAGCAAACTCTTGCTAACGAAGATGCAATGTTGGAAATCCGTTCCGCTGGCGCACAGACATTGACAACTCGTTTGTTGATCGACCGTGAAGAGCGTTTCGCTGACACATTCTTCAAGGCTGGCGTCTGGACTACAGACGTAACTCCTACAAACTTGTGGTCTGACTACACTAACTCTACACCAATCTCTGACGTAACTAGTGGTCGTCGTACCATGCAGTTGGCTTCAGGTGGCTTCAAGCCAAACACAATGGTTATTGGTAAAGAAGTTCGTGACGTTCTGATTAACCACCCAGACATCCTTGCCCGTCTGAACGGTGGCGCAACTGTATCAAACACAGCTTTGATTACAGATGCTAAACTGGCAGAAATCTTTGAGGTAGAGAACTTCTACGTCATGGAAGCTGTCAAGAACGGTGCTGCCGAAGGTCTGGCAGAAGCCAACGCCTTCATCGGCGGTAAGAACGCTCTGTTGGTACACACACCTCGTGCATCAGGTCTGATGACCCCTGCCGCTGGTCTGACATTCGCATGGAACTCAGTTCCCGGCGTAAACAACCTCGGTGTTACCGTTGAGTCCTTCTCTGACGATGCTCTGAAGCGTCAACAGGTTGCAGAACACATCCAAGTTAAGATGGCTTATGACATGAAAGTCACAGGCGCTGACTTGGGTTACTTCTTCTCAGCCGTAATCGCCTAAGCGACAATACTAAAGGTGTACCCTGAGCTTAACGGCTTGGGGTACAACCCAATATATAACAGAACATAACAGTATTCATATAATGGAGAGTCCCTATGCACCCTACATACTTGGGTTGGCAGGTCGATTGGCCTGTGTTTATCAAGATGCCACTACTGGCAGATAATACGAATTGGAAACGTGGAGATCACTTTAACTGGGCAGAGCGAGGGATAAACCAAGACAAGGTTGCTACCCTGTACGCCTCTGGTTACATTCACCACAATAAAGACCTAGAGGTTCAGACTAAAGTTGGAGATCGACTGTCTGAACTAGCGGGTAAAGAATTAGAGACCTTAGTTAACCTCCTTAATGTTGAGGTAAACAAACGAACATCCAGCAAATCTGAGTTTGAATCTAAGAAGTGTAAGAAGTCCAAGATTGACGACAAACAACGTGGTTTAATTCGTCGCTTCCTTAATGTTAATCGCTGGATTACAGAGGACTTCTACGAAATACGAGATAAGGTTCTCGCAGACTAATAAAAACGGAGACGACTTACATGGCATGGTCTTACGATCCTACAGACTTAGACACTACCACGGCCTCTGGTCGTCTCAACACAGTACGTCTTCTCATCGGAGACACTGACACAGTTGACCAACAGGTACAGAACGAAGAGATCACATTTGCCCTATCTGAGAATGGCAATAACGTCTACTACTCTAGTGCTTGGACTGCTCGTGTCATCTCCGCTAAATACTCCCGACAAGTAACGACACAATTAAGTGGTGCTTTGAGTGCTGACTACTCCGACTTAGCCAGACAGTATAAAGCACTAGCAGATGACCTAGAGTACCAAGGTAAGACCGCAGGTGCTTCGGTGGGTGTACTAGCTGGTGGTATCACTAAGAGTGGCAAAAAAGCTGTGGGAGCCAATACTAACCGTATCGAAGGCTCTTTCCGTAGAGATCGTTTTAAGAACCCACCAAGCTATCAAACACCTGAATACGAATAAGGAGTAAGATATGTCATTCCGCTCCTTTGACTTGCTCAACCTAGTTAGAGACTTTGGGGAAACCCTTACTCTCCGCAAGGTTACTACAGCAGGGACGTATAACCCCGCTACAGGAACAGTAGACAGTTCTGTCACTACTGACTATAGTGTTCAAGGATACCTTTACAATTATAACGTAGGTGTCATAGGCGGTAACGATGAGGTCGTTAGAGGTAGTCGCAAGTGTATTATCTCAGCTTTAGATTTAGCTGCCACCCCTGACTTTGATGACCTTATTATTGGCAGTGGTGATGCAGTTAAGATCATCTCTGTCATGTCGTTATTTTCCGCTGGTACTGCTATAGGTTACATCTGTGACGTAGAGGAGTAGGCTATGAAAGCGTCACTCAAGATTAACTCCTCGTTCTATAAGAAGATGGAGGTACTTGATGAGTATGTAGAAGAGTATGTCTCTGACCAACTAATAGAGATAGCTCAGACTGCCGTTAACTTATCTCCCGTTGACACTGGTGCATATGTTACATCTTTCTCTTATTCTGTAGGTGCAGGTCGCCCAAGGGGTAAGTCTTCGGATAATAAACCCAAGGGTCAAAACGCACAGTCCATGAGACAAGAAGGTTTATCGAACCTAATGTCAGATGTTAACAAGATTGACCTAAAGAATACCACAAGCATAACCTTTAGAAATGCCTCACCTCATGCCTCTGATGTAGAGAACGGTGGGCCAACTTGGAGAAGGGCTGGGTATAAAGTTTTTGCACAGATAAGGGACATCTATGGCTAGTATTCAAAATGATATTCGGGCTGCACTAGAGAGCCACTTATCCGCAACATCAGGTCTCCCATCTATATCCTACGAGAACGTAGCCTTTGAGCCTACAACAGGCACTAGCTTCCTTAAGGTACAATACCTCCCGACAGTCACTAGACCCGCTGTAAGGGGCTTAAATCCACAGTTGAGATACCAAGGTGTATTCTCTGTAACAGTCTTCGCCCCCGAAGGTCAAGGCCCAGCTACCGCAGACGACTACGCTAATAAAGTGATAGACGCCTTCGCAGCAACCACTGACATCTCGTTCACGAATGGTGATGCAGAAACAATCATAGTGTCTATTGATTACGCTGAACGTCAGCAAGGTATGATAGACAGTCCTTGGTACTTTGTTCCGATTAACATCGGCTGGTACATTTATAAATAACTTCCCACAGGAGAAATCAATATGGCCTTTGCACAGGGTTCACGCTCCAGCCTGTCGTTTATCGTAGAATCTACGTTTGGTACGACACCATCTGGCAACTTTATTAACCTACCCTTCACCACCAACTCTATGAACTTGACTAAGGATCGTGTAGAAGGTAACGACATCCAAGCTGACCGTATGCCACGGGTTGACCGTCACGGTAACCGTCAAGTTGGCGGAGATATAGTATCTGATTTACGTGATTCTGACTTTGATGTATTCCTAGAAGCTGCTATGCTTAACACTTGGTCAACTAACGTACTTAAAGTTGGAGTGACACCAAAGTTCTTCTCACTTCAAGATTACGCTGCTGACATTGACCTTGCTCGTAGGTTCACTGGTTGTACAGTATCTACAATGGGTATCTCTCTTGCTCCAAACCAAATGGTAACGACTACCTTTGGTATTGTAGGCAAAGACATGAACCCTACGATAACTGCTGGTTCTTTTATAACTGGTGATTCATATACGATTGTCACGGTAGGTACTACAGACTTTACAACTATCGGCTCTGCTGACAATAACGTAGGTACAACCTTTACTGCAACTGGTGTTGGTTCAGGAACAGGTACTGCATCGGTAGGCTTTGCGGTTCAACGTGCTGAGACAGCTAACTCAGGTTCTGCACCATTTGATGCGTACTCAGGTACACTTAAGTTAGGCGACACTGGTGGATCATTAACAGAAGCTGCTATCATCACTAGCATTGACTTGACGCTAGACAATAGCTTCTCTCCTACTTTTGTTATAGGTGACTCTTCTGCACCATCACTTGAGTATGGACGTGCTGTAGTAGAAGGTACTATCACAGCTTACTTTGAAGACACAGCTTTGATTGACCGCTTCATTAACGAAGTAGACACTGCAATGGAAGTTGTTGTGGGTGATGTTGCGGGTAATACTCTAACATTCCTCTTCCCCAAGATCAAAGTTAACAGTGCTGACGTAGGTGTTGATGGCCCAGAAAGCCGTATGATTACTATGTCCTTCGTAGCCCTCTACGATAGCACAGAAGATACTAACTTCAAGATCACAAGATCAGCATAACCAAATAGCCGT